TATTACCAAACTTCTTTTATAAATTCACTCACTAATAACGCAATGAAACGCGACTTACATTAGATGTTGCTCCTTTAGAAAAGAAGACCCAACTCACTTATAACCTCAAAGTAACGAGGACTTACGTAAGATGTTGTTGGCACTGTAAACGGATACCTAATAAGTATTTGATTTATACTTACTTGTTTTCTTTAGCAAAGCGCGTCAGTGTTTGACGAATGAAAGAAGCTTTCTTCAAAATCTTAGATTTACCTAACGTCTCAATGTCTTTAGTAACCGTAAATGGATTCCCTTGCCCACATAAAGCGATAAGTCGCTCTACCCGGTCAACGAATTTCCATAAATCGTCCAGTCGAAAACCTAAACTGGCAGAAAGAGCCTTGGCCTGTTCCCAGGTCTCGGTTATCTGCTCGAATAGTTTTTCTTCTTGTTCTAAAGCCAATTGACTAAGCAGGTTCACAAACGGATTTGCTTTCCTGAAACGTTGAGGGACACTACTTCGGGATTCGAATGGGTTATGACCCAAACGATATTCTTTTCGTTCAATCCCAAGTACCTCTAATAACTCCAACTCCATACCTCCGTATTTAAAGACGAATTTGTCAAGGGTTCTACATTTGGCAAGAAGGTACTGGGCCAGTAAGGCCCGGCTTTCTTTTCCAAAGACAGTTAGGAACGGCCGATTGAAACCGACCGAACCTAACCAATCTTCATATCTTGATAGCTGTGAGAACAGACTACCTGGGTAGGAAGCCAATAGTAAAGCTCGACGCATTCCGCCTCCCATTTGGGAGTATTTCGCTGTAATTCGTGATAAAGCTTTGTAACCATGTCCAAGAAAAGACAACATCTCAGAGACACGAATATCTCGGAAATCTTTAATCCGTTCAAGTATTTGGAACAAAGCCCGCACATCGAATCGTGCCACGGCCATTTCCTTAAAGGATAATCCAGAGACTTCTTGATACTTATAGAAGAATCGTTTCGCAAATTCAAAAGACCCATTAGCCGAAATTACGGATTTAGAGAGATTAATCCCTATTTCCCATTCGGACGCTAATTTAAGGTATGCTTTTGCTACACGCGAATCCGCTATAACAAGATCATCTCCCAATATTAAATATAAATCGAAATCCTTCAAACCAACTCTAGCTGCTGCAATAGCCACCATAACATGGTGAGAGACGGCGAGCATTGCCCAAGATGACAGTGCACCCATGGGTTGCCCAGTGCCGTAGCGTACTGCGGTAACAAATGTTTGTTTTCCGTGTTTCCATAAATGTTTAACACCTTTCACGTTTTCAGGTAAGTTATCAGGATCTAATCCCAATCGCTTAGCTAAAACCGCTGATGGATCCCAAGAAGGGAATGGAACATCATACCATCTTTTAACCAATAAGTCTGCCCATGCATCTCCAAAGTCTATTCCGTAGACGAGACTAAGGATTTCAGATTGGACCTGAATAGGTATCCGATCTGTTGCCG